TTGATCATTATTGACACATTGGCTAGAAACCATGGTGGTGATGAGAACTCAACCCAAGACATGAATGCGTTTATCCAGCATCTGGATGTTTATCTTCGGCAACCATGGAAGTGTTGCGTTCTGGTGGTTCACCACTCAGGCGTGGCAGACAAGGATCGCAGTCGTGGATCAACGGCCTTAAAGGGTGCACTGGATGCGGAATACCGCTGCCAGTTGGATTCGGGAACCAAGACCATAGCGTTTGAATCCAAAAAGATGAAGGATGCAGAGATGCCTGCACCCAAAAACTTTCAGATCACACAAGTTGATTTGCCCATCCAAGACAAGCATGGCCTGCCAGTTAAGGGTGCATACCTGACGGCGGTTGACATCAGCGGGTTGACCAGTTCAATCCAAAAGAAAACCTACCTTGCAGGTAATCAAAGGAAGACTCTAGACTGCTTGGTTGCCATCCAAATGAGCCATGAAAAGAATGGAATTGTGGACTTAGTGACCTACGATGAGTGGCGCGAATCGGCCAAAGAGCATGGCATCAAGTCCAACCGATTTAGGGAAGTTGTGGATAGTTTGGTTAAAAAGTTGTTGGTTCTTGAGGACTCCAAAGGTTATAGAACCAGACCGAATGTGGATTCAATTGCTGAACCGAAACTTACCGAATCGGTAACCGAATCGGCTAATTCGGTTGAACCGAAACTATGAACCGAATTAACCGAAACTTACCGAAACTTACCGAAACTGGAAGCCCAAACAGTCGGCTTTTCGAACCGAAACTTACCGAAAGGGTATATAAACCCATTCGGTTTCGGTTCGTAAACTGTTTCGGTTCGGTTCGGTTCGGTTTTTGGGAAATTGGGCAAGGTTGGACAAGTTGGGATGGTGGCCATGATTGAAGTTGAAATGGACATGAAAATTGTGTCAGTGGCGAACATGCGATTGCATTGGGCGGCAAAAGCCAGGCTGACCAAAAGCCAGCGCCAAAAGACCAAGCATGCGCTGGCGGCTGTTGCTCAGTCCTTTGGTGTGGAAGTGCTGCCGGTCACCGTGGTGTTGACCAGAGTGGCTCCAAGGCAGTTGGATGGGGATAACCTACAGTCTGGGTTCAAAGCAGTCAGGGATGGTGTGGCTGATTGGCTTGGCGTTGATGATGGCAGTAGTCTGGTGGACTGGCAGTATTGTCAGAGGTCTGGTGGCCCAAAGGTTTACAAGGTTGAGATTGAGGTGATAGGATGACGGTGTGCGCAGTTGCCATTGCTGCACCTTTGGGGGAAAGCACCGTTGGTGTAAGTACCTCGCTTTTTTAGGAGTTTACAAGTGACTGATAACTTGGCGCAAGAAATTGCAGTGAAAGGAACCGCAGGCCGTCCGGCCCTGTTTCCGGCAGAACACACTGTTTGGCAAAATATCCTTCATGGCATTTCAGAAGGCAAAAGTTTAAGCAGCACACTTCGCGCTGAAGGAATGCCCAGTTACTCGCTGGCGCGTCAAATGATTAAGAACAACCCAGAGTTCAGGGCGGCTTACGAAAAGGCCGTAGAAGACCGCGCAGACCGTTTGGCAGAGGAAATCATTGAGTTGTCAGACAAAGAGTTGCCTGATGGCTTAGAAGGCTCTATGGCCAGTGCTTGGGTTCAACAAAAGCGTCTGCAAGTTGAAGCACGCAAATGGGTGGCTGCAAAACTTAAACCTAAAACTTATGGTGACCGCATTGATGTTGCCGTGACCGATCACAGGATCAGTGTCATGGACGCACTGGCTCAAGCCAAACAGCGCGTGTTGATGAATGACAACAGCGTCATGGATGTTGAAGCGAAAGAAGCGTGATTGTCGCCGAATGGCCGAAATTTGTACAATTACGCGCACGCGCGCCCAAGTTGCGTAAACGCAACGAAAAGAAGGCTCGGAAAGCAGAAAATACGTTTCTACTTTATACAGTGTCCATTATGTTAAGTTGACCCTAAGTTATGCACAGATTTAAGATAGCTAAAGCATTACAGTTTAAGTTATGCACAAGCGATTGTGGACAAGTGTGCACAACTGCCTGTGGACAAGCGCCCATGGCCTGCCACCGATGGCCGAGGGGAGGGGGTAGGGCCGGCGCGAAAGGGCCGCGGGAACGGTGGCCCCGCGAACATTTTTATTTTATTTTTTTAAAAAATCATTTACCATCTGCGCATGCCCAAATACAACGCCCTTGCAGACCGGCCAGCAAACATGCTGGCGTACCCTGACACTCTGAGCGCAACCCCGCGCAATGAGTACCTTGGCGCACTGGCTGACTTGATAGCGCAGAGTTACTCACCCGTGCGCACGCAGCAGATGCAGGGCACGGCGCGGTTCTTATCGATGCCTGCGATCAGCCAGACACTGGATCGCTTGTCTTACGGCGAACCCTTGACAACTGGCGCAGGCATGACAACACGAGTGCGTCCAGAGGCGTTAGAGGCAGCCATGGCGGTAGCGCCAATGGCACAACCTACTACCATGGCCACACTGCAAGCGGCAAGGGCTGCAAGGCAGGCGGCAATGAAAGCTGGCATGGCTGGTGAGCGTTATGCTGAAAGAGTTGTGCCAGGCATTATGGAGCGTGGTGGGTTGCCAGCTGAAATGTTGCAGGGAATGGCGCAGGGTACGCAAAGCCAGATTTTTGTTGGCCCTACTTCTAAGACATGGAATCAGGCTGCTGCAAATAAAGCGTTAGAGATGGAAAAGGCTGGCGCAAAACCTGAAGAAATCTGGGCAGCTACTGGCACATTTAGGGGGTCAGAAGGCAAATTGAGGCAAGAGATTAGTGACGCTAATTCAATGCCTGGCCACAAACTTTATTCTTGGGGTGAAAGAACAGATTTAGAAAGAGGAAATTCAACCGTAGTTCGCAGGCAAAAGGCTTTGTTGCACCCAGAACTATCGGCAGCATATCCCGACACAAAAAATATTGGCGTTTTTTTGAAGCCTGGCCGAAAAGGCGGATATTACGAAACCGAAAGGGACAATATTGGTGTCCCTATTAGTGAAAATGGGGCTGTAAATAGATCAACAATGTTGCATGAACTTCAACACGCTGTTCAACAAAGAGAAGGTTTTGCAGGCGGTGGTGATCCACAAACAATGATTTTGACGCTTGAAGAAATTGCAAAACAAAAAAGAGAGCAAGCACAAGAAATGTTTAGGATGTCTAGCGCCAATGACCCGCTTGACCCAACAAAGATTGTCAAGCCTGGCGCCCGCAAAAAAGGTTTAAAACTTGAAAAAGAAGCGCGTGAATTAGATGAAAAAGCGTTACTTGCTTATCACAGCGAACAAGCAAAATTTGATTTGTATCAGCGTCTTGCCGGCGAAGCCGAAGCCAGAGCAGTGCAAACTCGCATGAACATGACGCCTCAAGAGCGCATGGCTACTTTTCCCTATCAAAGCTACGATGTGCCGCTTAATCAATTGATCGTCAGAACCCGTTAATGCAGACCACGATCTACAAACCCGAAGACGAGCAGGAACTTATGGCGACGCTGTGGACGCCGGCGATTGCGGACGACCCAGAGGCGTTTGTGTTGTTTGCATTCCCTTGGGGTCAGGAGAACACGCCACTGGCCAACTTCAAAGGCCCGCGCAAGTGGCAACGCGAAGTCCTGCGGGACATTGCAGCCCACATCAAGCGCCAAAAGGGCCGTATAGATTTTGAGACTTTGCGCCAAGCGGTATCTTCTGGCCGAGGGATTGGCAAGTCAGCCCTCGTGTCATGGCTTACCATCTGGATGTTATCCACCCGCATTGGCTCGACAACAATCATTTCGGCCAACAGCGAGGCCCAGCTGCGTGCGGTCACATGGGCTGAGATCACAAAGTGGTTGGCCATGTCACTTAACAGCCACTGGTTTGAGGTGTCGGCCACTAAAGTGGCCCCTGCCAGTTGGCTCACTGAACTGGTTGAAAAAGACCTCAGAAAAGGCACAAGGTATTGGGCCGTTGAAGGCCGTCTGTGGTCAGCGGAAAACCCAGATTCTTACGCTGGTGTTCACAACCACGATGGTGTGATGGTGATTTTTGATGAGGCAAGCGGTATTGATGATTCGATCTGGGCGGTCACGGCTGGTTTCTTTACCGAGAACACGCCTAACCGCCTTTGGTTGGCGTTTAGCAATCCGCGGCGTAACACTGGTTACTTTTATGAGTGCTTTAACTCTAAGCGCGATTTTTGGACGAACAAGGTGGTGGATGCTAGAACGGTTGAGGGCACTGACAAGCAGGTATACCAGGGCATTATTGATGAGTATGGCCCTG